TGCAACAAATAAAACCTTTAACTGGGTAGATGCAACAGATGCTTGGACATCTTCTGAACACATGGATCTTGCAGCAGGCAAGTCTTATAAAATTAACAATACAGCAATATCAGCAGCCTTACCAGCCCTTACATGGGGAGAAGTTAAAAATGGTAAGTCTGGACTTGTAATTAGTTAATTACTTTCTAAAATCAAAAGTACTAAACCTTTACTTTATACTTAATGTTTTAAATTAAGCGTAAAAAAATAATATAATGATGTGATATACTTAGACTACTTTACAATATGTAAAGTTCTATTATTATTTTTAGTGAGAGGTTTACAAATTCAATGTCAGATATCTTTTCTTTTCGTTTGTTAGATGATTTTATTGCAAAATACAAGGAGACTGAGCCTCCGTTTGGGTTTACAGACGCAGGCAATAACTCTTTAGGAGAAATCACTTTCATTCGTACCTATTCTAGAATCAAGGAAGACGGAACAAAGGAAAGATGGCATGAGGTTTGTAAGCGTGTAATTGAGGGTATGTACTCAGTTCAAAAAAACCATGCTAAGGAAAACAGACTTCCATGGAATGATAACAAGGCTCAGAAGTCTGCACAAGAAGCCTATGAGCGCATGTTTAATCTTAAGTGGACTCCACCAGGTCGCGGTATGTGGACATTTGGTACACACATGACTATGGAAAAGAAGAACTCTGCAGCATTGCAAAACTGTGCAATGGTTTCTACTCGTGACATTGATCGTAACGATCCTGGTGCATTATTTGCATGGGTTATGGATGCATTAATGCTGGGTATTGGAGTTGGATTTGATACCGTCGGTGCTGACAAAGAGTATCCAATTTATGCACCAACAGAGCCAGTCTCTACCTATCAAATTCCAGACACCCGTGAAGGATGGGTTGAATCTGTTAGATTCTTGTTAAATTCCTTTTTAAGGCCAAATCAGAATATTCAGGAGTTTGGCTACTCATTGATCCGTCCTTTAGGTGCCCCTATTAAGGGCTTTGGAGGGGTTGCAAGCGGTCCACAGCCACTGATTGACCTCCATACACGTATTCGTAAAGTTATTGGCGGTAGAGCAGGAGAGAAGTTAGATTCTCGTGCAATTACAGATGTTGTAAATCTTATTGGTACATGTGTTGTTTCTGGAAATGTACGTCGTTCTGCTACCCTTGCTTTAGGTGCACCAGGAGATCAAGATTTTATTAATCTAAAAAATGCAGAAGCATTTCCTGAAAGAAACTCATTTGATCCAGAAAATCCAGGTTGGGCATGGATGTCTAATAATTCTATTTCTGCAAACGTAGGAATGGATTATGAAAAATATGTAGATTTAATTGTTGACAATGGAGAGCCAGGTTTTATTTGGCTTGATGTTGCCAGAAATTATGGTCGACTAAAAGATCCAGCAGACGGAAAAGACTTCCGTGTAATGGGCTTCAATCCTTGTGCGGAGCAGCCATTGGAATCATACGAACTTTGTACACTTGTAGAAGTGCACTTGAATCGTCATGAAACTAAGGAAGACTTCCTCAAGACATTGAAGTTTGCATATCTTTATGGAAAGACTGTAACTCTACTTCCAACACATTGGCAGCAAACAAACGGTATCATGCAACGTAATCGTCGTATTGGAACATCTCTAACAGGTATTGCATCTTTTGCAGATGAAAGAGGACTTCCAATAACTCGTGAGTGGATGGACGAAGGCTATGAAAAGATTCGTCACTATGACCACAAGTATTCAGAGTGGCTATGTGTACGTGAATCAATTCGTGTAACAACAGTAAAGCCATCAGGCTCCGTGTCAATTCTTTCTGGTGCAACACCTGGAGTTCACTGGGGACCAGGAGGAGAATACTTCCTACGTGCTATTCGTTTTGGTGAAACAGATCCAATGCTTCATTTATTTAAAGCAGCGGGGTACAAGATTGAAAAAGACCTTGTATCAGCAAATACTCAAGTAGTATATTTCCCAGTACATTCAGGACATCCACGTTCTGAAAAGGATGTAACATTGTTTGAAAAGATTGCTCTTGCTGCAACTGCTCAAAAGTATTGGTCAGATAATGGTGTTTCTGTTACCCTTTCATTTGATAAAGAAACAGAGGCAAAGCATGTTGCCCCAGCACTTCATATGTATGAGGGGCAACTCAAGGCGGTATCATTTTTACCAATGGGAAATCACACCTATCCTCAACAACCATATACTCAAATTACAAAAGACGAGTATGAGGCACATCTTGGTCAAATCAAGAAGATTAATTGGGATGCAATTTATGATGGTGTTGACAACCTTGAGGCTATGGGCGAGGCATATTGCACCACAGATGTGTGCGAAATAAAACTCTAAAATGCTATAATAAAGGCTAAGGAGTAACATGTCCCAGCCGTCTAATTTATATGCAGAAAAGATTTATTCTGAGCACCCAACCATTCTTTGGGCTTTGGACGATTCTGCTGACTATATTACTTTAATCACAGAACAACAAAGAAATATATCTTCTGGATGGACTGTAACCAATGCATCTGTAACATCTGCTGCTGGAGTTACTGGAGAGCCATTTCCAGATAGTTATACAACTTTTGTTCAGGGAGATGTCCCATCTGGTGCAACAGAAACAGTTACCTTAATAAGTCCAGACTTAGTTAATTTTCAAGATTTAAACACAAACCTTGGATCTTTTTCTATCGGCTCATACTTTTATTCTGATAGTGCTTATTTGCAATCTGTTCAAATAGGATTTAGATATATTGATACAACCACTTCTTTGCCTGTAGAAGAGTTTGATACTTTTATAACTTCCGTTTTTAATGCTTGGAGTTTTGTATCTGGAACATTTGACATAGTAGATGAAAACACAGACTTTGAAGTTCTTATAAAACTAAACTATGCAGAAGGCGGAAGTGCTGGAGATTATAATTTTTATATTAATGGAGTTACAGCAGGACAGTGGTCAGAAGAATTTAATACTACATCTCTTGGAGTAACGCCAGTTTCTTTTCCTTCTAATATTGCTTTGGATGCAGGTCAAGCAGTAGTTGCAGATCCATATGGTCTTGCAGGAGAAGTTGGATACTATCTTGTAGATAACAATGCTTTGATTGCAAGAAACAGCGGTGTGCCAATGGTATTTGGCGCAAGCAACATAACAAGAATGACACCAAACTCAAACAACAAGCCATCCTTAGTTGTTCCTGGAAGAGGATTCTTAAACAAGTCTGGTCAGTATAAAGAATACACAGTTGAGTTTTGGACAAGAATTAATTCAAATGCTTATGAACCAAAAAAAATATTTGGTCCTATATCTTCAACAGATGGACTTTACGTTGAATCAGGATTTTTAACTCTTGTTATAGGAACAGAATTTGCCTCACACTTTGTTGGTGAGTGGTTTAGACCAATGCTTATTCATGTTAGAATAATTAGAAATAGTGCAACGGTATTACTAAATGGAGAAGAAGTAATCAATCTTCCTATTAACACAGATACACTAAATCTTCCAGATATTCTTAACGAAGATGGTGACAGCCAAGACTGGCTTGGCTTTTATGCTTACACAGATGTAACTCCAGTTGAGATAGACTGTGTTGCTATTTACCCATACTCTGTTGCAATAAATGTTGCAAAACGCAGGTGGGTTTATGGGCAAGGAGTTCTTTCCCCAGAAGGAATTAACTCAGCATATGGTGGAACATCAGCATTCATTGACTATGCCTTTGCAGACTATACTGCAAACTACAACTACCCTGATTTTGCAAACTGGGAACAAGGAACCTTTGATAACCTGACAACAACATCAAATACACTTGGTACGCCTCAGTATTCTTTACCAGACATTAGCCTTGGATCAAAATCACTTACACAACTTTATGCAGATAACAGAGATATTCAGGATCCAGAAGAATATAATTTTATTACCTTTAGACCAGACAACTCTTGGGATGCAGACCAATGCTATTTTAATTTTCCCAACTTTAACATTCTAAGTGATTCTATTTATACTATTTATGGAGTATTTAGTTCATCAGATTTAGCAACAGAAGAAACACTAATTAAAATTTACAATCCTCAAAATGGCAATTATTTTAGTATTCGTAAAGACCTAGACGAGATTCATTACTACCTATATTTCAATGGCACAGAAGAAGAAATTTATACATCTAATACAATTATAGAAGATGGACTGTTTGCAGCAGGAATACAGATTAATACCTTGTCGGAGTATTTTGGCGGTAATGTTTCAACATTCTTTGGCAATCAAAACGGACTAAAAATATATGTTGGAGGAGAAGCAGATCCTGCATACCAGTTTACTGGAAAGATTTATACATTTGGAATATCAACTGCCTACAATTCATCAGACATCTCCGAGCACTTTGAAGAAAATGGCACAGCCATAGTTGATGATCTAAACGTTACTGGACTTCCAGAACCAGAAAATGCTATTGCTCTCATCGATCACACCGCAAGTTATACATTGCTTCCCACACAAGCATACGGATCATACTTCTTGGACATTGGAGTTTCAGGCTATTGGGAAGATTACTTACCACTTTCATATTTTGCACAGTTTGTAACAAATGATGTTGGTAATAGATATTATGATTTAGATTTCTTGCAGTTCAATATTGGATACCCTTCACCTACTAAGTTGGCAGAATTTGAAACAACTAGTTCTTGGACATATCAGGAACTAAAAGAACAATTCGCTCATCCAGTTCAAAGAACATATTTACAGTTAGATAACAATCTATTTACTGGCTGGAATGACTATTCTGACATGGCACAAAGAGCAGAAAAGTATTATGAGTATGATACAACTGATGCTTCCATTAGAAGTTACATAACATTTCAGTACATAGCAGCAGGAGCAAATGCACCAAGATCTGACTTCTCAACAATACTGCCAGCAAAAGAAGGTGGCATAATTGATATGGATAACTATCCAGACTGGCTTGCAACAAAGTTTGAAGTAGTTGATAACACTTTAATTTATCCAACTAAGACTGTTGACTTTAATGAATTAGCCTTGGTATACCATCTTGATTTTAATATTCGGGGTATTCTTAAAAAGCCTATTGCATTAAGAAGACTAGAACTTGCATCACAAGCATTTAACGATAACTCCTTTAATCCAGTTGGAACAAGATTTGGTATTGACATGTTCCCATTTACAAGATCTGGACTATATTTTGACTATAAGGCTAAAAATCCGTTCAGCATTTATAAGGGAAGTACTCCATACCTTTATTTAAATAGAACATCTGGAGTAGAGGTACGTGGTGATTTTGATCCACTAACAAGTCGTGGTATGTCTATGCCAATCAATCAAAATATTGCAGATAACTATCGTGTAAGTGCTGCTCAGGTATGGATGAGATATGACCAAGATGCTTTTCCAATTACCCCAACAGAAATATTTGAAATCAAGTACAAGGCAGATACAATTAAGTTCTATATGGTTGCAGATAATCCAGAAGGAACAAGAGCAAGAATATATGCAACTAGCCTAGCAACAAACGCACCATTTAACGGTATTTCTTATTTCATGAATGGCGGAATTGTAAGAGAGCCAGTCTTGACAATCAAAGAATGGGGAGTTCTTGGTATTGCCTTTGCTAGTGCTCTTAACTTTGATTTATTTATTGGAGCAATTAATTTAACAGGCCCTCTGGTATTTAATAACATTGCCTACTACCAGGCCAACAACTTGCAGCAGGTTCAGAGCAGCCTTTTAAGGCCTTGGCTTAAGGTTCAGACAGACGGTGTAACAAACTTTGAATGGGAATATTGGCTAAATAATTTTGTTTGGGAAGGTGTTTTGGTTATTTCTGCTTCAGATCTTTATGGAGTTCTACCTTCTGACGTATATAAGACTTATATTGGAACTAATAAGATTATTATTGATGATTTAGAGGGCATGGTGTTCGATGCAGAGAAACTTAAGGTCTATAATGACACAACATGGACCATTAGGTTGGGCACACCTGTTTAATCTGGTATACTTTAGTATATGAATCCATTAATTAGTCCAAAAACTGGTAAGCCTATTGTAGGAAATGTACGTCGTCAGGTCATTGAAAAGAAATATAACTGGGGTTTGTATGTTTACAAGAAGTCAAACGGCAAGTGGTTTACAGACGAAGATGGCAATGTCTTAAACATTGAGTCAACTCGTGGAGATATTGCACAAATTGCCAAACTAAAGGATGCTGCAAAGTATTATGGCGATGAGGGTGATGGCGAAGCAGTCTTTGTTCCTGGCTTAACAAGGGTCAGCGAAGAAGAATATTCAGAGCAACTTGATAGAATGAAGCAGGGATTAATTCCTTCACTAAACGATTTAGGTGCATGGAAAGCCGCACAGGACACACTTAATAAACACGGAAGAGATGCGTACGAATCATGAGCGAAGATTACGATTACATTCAAGCAAGTCTTAGAACTCAAGAAGAATCTGAGAATATATTTAAGTCACAAGATCCATTCGGCAAAGATTGGACTGTTCTAAAAGACTATGTTGGAATTGATCAAAACTTTAAGCGCAGAACAACAAGAAATGTTTCAAAGGTAACATACGCATATAACACAGTAGAGCCATCCAATCAATACCTAAACTCTGCAAATGCAGTCCCATCTGGAGAGGGTGCAGAATCAAAGCAGATTAATCCTGGAACGGTATACCGTAATGGATATGGTCTATTTGATGTAATCACTCCTCCATACAACATGTATGAGTTGGCAAGTTATTACGATACATCTTTTGCTAACCATGCTGCCATTGACGCAAAGGTAGAAAATGTTGTTGGTCTTGGATACCACTTTGATATTACAGACAGAACAATGTTGCGTTTTCAAACAAGTGATGATCAGGCTGCAGTAGAACGTGCAAGACGCAGAATTGAAAGAATGAAATTGGAAATGCGTGAATGGACAGAATCATTAAATGATGATGATTCATTTACAACAACTATGGAAAAGGTATATACAGATCTTCAGGCTACTGGTAATGGATTCTTAGAAGTAGGCAGAACAGTTACTGGTGAGATTGGGTATGTTGGACACATACCTTCAACAACGATTCGTGTTAGAAGACTTCGTGACGGCTTTGTGCAAATCATTGGCCAGAAGGTTGTGTATTTCCGCAACTTTGGTGCTACAAATGTAAACCCAATGACCACTGATACACGCCCAAATGAGATTATTCATATTAAAGAATATTCACCTTTGAACACTTATTATGGAATTCCAGACATTATTTCAGCGGTATCATCACTGATTGGTGACTCACTTGCTGCTCAATATAATATTGACTATTTTCAAAACAAGGGAGCCCCACGCTATATTATTACAGTAAAGGGTGCAAAACTATCTGCAGATGCAGAAGACAAGATGTTTAGATTCTTGCAGACTGGACTAAAGGGGCAGAATCATAGAACTCTTTATATCCCACTTCCTGGAGATACAGACAACAACAAGGTTGAGTTTAAGATGGAGCCTGTTGAGACTGCAATTCAAGAAGCATCTTTTGAAAAGTATCGTAAACAAAATCGTGATGATATTTTGGTTGCACACCAAGTTCCTATTTCAAAACTAGGCGGATCAGATTCTGCCGCTATCGCTGCTGCAATGTCACAGGATAGAACATTTAAGGAACAGGTTGCACGTCCAGCACAAGCACAACTTGAAAAAGTCATTAATAAGATTATTAAAGAAAAAACAGATATTCTTACTCTCAAGTTCAATGAACTAACTCTTACAGATGAAATTGCTAAATCTCAAATTATTGAGCGCTATGTAAAGACACAGGTTATTACTCCAGATGAGGCTCGTGAAATGATTGATATGCCACCAAGACCAGACGGTGACGGTGGAGAACCATTTTCAATGACACCACGACAAGCAACAGACGCTAGAGCAAATCTTGCTGGCAATCGTCAGCGGGATGCAGAAAGAACAAACAATTCTTCAGATTCCCCAGCATCACTTGAAGGAAGAAATCCACAAGGCGAAGGAAGATCATCTCAATAGTTGAGAAAAGCCTAAAAAGGTTTGATATAATAATACTGCCATGATTATAAATAAAGCACACTGGGTTACTGATGGCGACAACGTTCGCTTCTCTATGCCAATTGGCAAAGTAGATCAAGAACGTAGAATCGTATCAGGTTTTGCAACTCTAGACAATGTTGACAAGCAAGATGACATTGTTACAACAGAGGCAAGTCTAGAAGCATTTAGAAAATTCCGTGGAAATCTACGAGAAATGCACCAGCCTATGGCTGTTGGCAAGATCGTTTCATTCAAAGAAGATCGTTATTTTGAGCCTCAATCAAAGAAGTTTTATAGCGGAGTTTATGTTTCCGCTTATGTTTCAAAGGGTGCTCAGGATACTTGGGAAAAGGTGCTTGATGGCACCCTTACTGGATTTTCTATCGGTGGTAACATCACAAAGTCAGATGATCAGTTTGATGAAAAACTTGATAAATCAGTGCGTATAATTAAAGAGTATGAACTGTTTGAATTATCACTAGTTGATAATCCAGCAAATCAATTTGCTAACGTAATCTCTATCGAAAAAGTCGATGGTAAGAATACAGTTAGTGGATACCTTTCAAAAACAGAAGTTAAGAATGTATTCTGGGATTCAGAAAATGATATTGTTTTAGTATCAGAAGATGATTCAGCAGATAGCCCTACTTCTGGAAGACCTATGAAAAACATTGGTTTTGTTGAAAAATCAGATTCAGAAAATACAGAAAAAATAAAGTTCTTAGTTGATAGTGCAAAAGGCATTAGAACAATTAAGATGACAGAGGAGGAAAATCCTATGACAGAAGAAACAACAATCGTTGAAGCACAAGGTGCAGAGACAGTAGAGTTGGTTGAAAATGTTGAGGTTGCTCCAGAGGCTGCAGCAGTTGCTGTAGAAGAGGCTCCAGTAGAAGTTCCTACAGAGGATACACCTGCTACAGAGCCAGCAGCAGAAGCAGCATCAGAGGCTGAAGAAGCACCTGTTGTTGAAGAAGCAAATGATTCAGTTGATGCTGTTGTTAATGCAACAGAGGAAGTTGCTAAGGCAGTTTCTTCAATCAATGAAAATCTAACTAATGCCTTGAGCAATCTTGCAGATACAGTAAAGTCTATGCAGACAACTGTAGAAGCAATTACGAAGTCCCTTGAAGCCGTTACAGGTGAAGTAAAGTCTGTATCAAATGAGGTAAAAGAAGTCAAGGGTTCTTTTAATGAGTTTGGAAAGCGAGTAGATATGGTCGAAAAAGACACCGCTTTCCGCAAGTCTGGCGATCTAGGCGAGATCGTGCAGGAGTTTTCGGAAACGAAGACTCACAAATCCCTATGGGGCGGCCGTTTCCTCAAATCAGCCGACTTATTCCAATAAGTATAAATCACTAGGAGGTGAACAATATGTCGGAACAAGAAATCGTAAAGAACTATCCAGGTTCTCCAACCGTGAACCACAACCATCAAGGTGATGGTTCATTCGCATCAGGTGACATTGGCGGAGCAACTGCTACCAGTCCAAGCACTTCTGATGTTGGTGCACAACTAGGAAATATTGCAACAGCAAACTTTGGTGTATCCAATGGTGCTAACGCAGTAAATCCAACTGGAACACCAGGCGGTATTCTGCTCCCAGAGCAGGCTCGCCGCTTCATCGACTATGTGTGGGATGCAACAGTTCTCGCCAAGGATGGTCGTAGAGTTACAATGAGAGCAAACACCATGGAACTTGAGAAAGTTAACGTTGGTGAGCGTGTTATTCGTGCTGCTGCACAGGCAAACAATAACTACACAAACGCTGGTGCTACATTCACAAAGGTAGAACTAACAACCAAGAAGATTCGTCTTGACTGGGAAGTATCTACAGAAGCACTTGAAGATAATATTGAAGGCGGTGCACTTGAAGATCATCTAGTTCGCTTGATGACAAATGCATTTGCTAACGATATTGAAGACCTAGCCATTAATGGTGATGGTTCAACTGGTGACTTCCTTTCAATCATGGAAGGTTTCGTACACAAGGTAGAAAACGATGGCGATGCTCACGAAGCACTCGTTACTGTTACTGATGACAACTGGACAACTGAGGTAATGCAGGATATTATCCTTGCAATGCCACGTAAGTATCGTGCACTAAAGCAGAACCTAAAGTTCTACGCAGGTACAGATGCTTTCCAGGGTATCGTAAAGAACAACGGAACACTTGCTGATGCAATCGCAGAAGCATTTGCTCCACGTACTGCTGGTACAGAGCGTAACCGTCAGGCATACCTTGATGGACAGGCACAGACATTCGGTGGAGCACGTACAACTCGTGTTCTAGGCATTGATGTACAAGAAGTTCCTTACTACCCAGCAAACTATGTCGACTTGACATTCCCTGCTAACCGTGTATGGGGCTTCCAGAGAGATATCACTGTAAACCGTGAATACAAGCCAAAGAAGGATACAATTGAATACACAGTATTCGTCCGCTTTGGTCTACAGTGGGAAGAACTTGATGCGGTTGCTTATGCAGACGCAGCAGTTGATCCTACAGTATAATAGTTTGTAAAAACTAAACGATAGGGAGGGCAGAGTAAAAACTGCCCTCCTTTATCAATTAAGGAATAAAATGTCATATCCAGGAAATCCAACAGTTCCTCATCAACACGATGGTGATGGAGCAATTGCTGTTGGAGGAGTTGGCGGGGTAATAGTAATGGGTCCATCAGGAATTATTACACAAAACAATGTTTTAGGAAATATACCAACACCTATATTTGGTGATAATATATCAATTTCTGGAACACCTAGTGGTATTAGAAGACCACAAACATTGAGAGCAAGCAGAAGATAATTCATTTCTGATATAATAGCAGTGGAGGATATTATGGCAACAACAGTAGAAGTAGTAGAAAAATTTGCTAAAAAGACGGTACCGCAATTACAGGCATATGCCAAAAAGAACAATATAGATTTATATGGAACTGAAACAAAAGAAGAAATGCTAGAGGCTATTTTGCCTTTTGTACCAAGAAAAGATCCAGTAGAAGAAGTACTAATAGAGAATCCAAAAGAAAAGGTTGCACTTTATTCAGAGCGTAATCTACATTGGACTGGTGTGGGTGCCCTTGAAAAAGGATATAACATTGTCACTAAGGAGGCATCCGTTAAATGGTTAACTCATAAGGCAGTGCGTGAAGCATCGCCTAAAGAAGTAGCCAAACACTACGGTAAAATCTAATGCAAATATTGCGCTTACCACCATACCCGCTTACAATATCTTATGATGTTCCACTAGCGAACACAGAGTATTTATTGCTAATTCAAGACAGTTCTAGAAATGTTATTGAAGTTGAAGAAAATATAACATCTACTTCTGGATCACAAATTGAATACACCTTGCCATCCTTATTTAGTTCTTATGATGAATCATATTATTTGGCAATCTATGAGGTAGAAGATGGTGAGCAGGCAGAGATTGTTGTTGAAGATAATCTAGAGGTAATGCGCCCGTATGTTAATCCAACCACACTTGCAAAAAAGTATGGGTCAGGAACAGCAACTGAAATTAATGAGTATACACAGTATGAAGACTTAGCAAGAGCAATCATTGATTCCATTGTTCCTGGAGGATTTTATTATGAAAGATCTTGGTATGAAGTAAATGGCAACGGAACAGACTACCTTGCTATCTGGGACAGAGTTTATAAAATCTTAAAGGCTTATGAAAACAATGAACTTGTTTGGGATTCAACACAAGATCCACAAGCATTGTTTGAGTGGAGTTACTTATTAACAAAAGATAAAACAGCAATTATTAAAGAGTGGAATCAGCAAACTACTGATTCATATGTCAGAGCAGTTGGAACACCAAAGGGTGTGCCGCTTGGTGAGTCAGATTCTATCTATTTATATGACACAGAGGATAGCCCCGTAACCTTGGCAGTTGCAGCAGGTGTTACATTTCCAATAACTTTTAACTACTTATTCTCACTAGAAACTGGGTACAAGGTAGTGCCTTATGATATACAAGATGCCATAACAATGCTTATTGATGATATTAAGTGTGGAAGAATGGAATACCACAAGAGATATATACTTGATTATTCTACTGATCAATATAAGATTAAAATTGACAAGTCTGCCCTTGACGGTACAGGAAATATCCTAGTAGACAGAATCCTAGAAAAGTATATAACAAACTTTGGTACACCTGGAGTCTTGTAATGAATAGTTGTGAGACAACAGATTTTATTTACCCAATGAAGGCTGATATTTACTATCCTATAATTACACAGAATAGTTATGGACAGGCCAATAAAGAGTGGGTATTTGATAGAACAGTTTCTTGTAATGCTACCCCAGTTGGTGGGGCAGGAGATGTAGAATTAAAACCAGAAGTATTTTTACAGTATGATGGAAAACTAATTGCTAGATCAAAGTCAGACCTAAGAACTTCTTCTAATAATACAGATAATGCAATTAGCAACATATTAATTACTAATATTCGTAGTTCAACAGACGTATCAATATACAAAGAAACTGGCGGACCAAGAGCAGGCCGTGGAACAATTTATGAAGTTGGAACTCTAGAGCCTTTTGTTGGTCCTTTTGGCGATATAGAATACTACAAGATGCTCTGGCGCAGAACAGAGAATCAGACGGTTGGTGACTAATGCGTGTAGTTATTAATACAAAAGCATTTGAAAAACAACTTACAAATATAGCAAACTACTCTTTTGGTTTTTTAGATGGAGTCAATCGTGGTAAAAAAGAATTTTTAAATAATTTAGGTAAAAGTGTTATTGTTGCATTGGGTCAATACATTGATTCAGAAGCAAGAGCCAACAGCAGAAGTATGCACCACGTATATGAGTGGTACAAAACTGGTAGCCCAGGATCAAGACTTTTTACTTTAAACTATACTGTTAGCAATCTTGGATTATCAGTAAACTCAACTTTTAGACAATCAAGCACAGTAACAGAAGAAATGACAGTTCCGTTTTATAATAAAGCAAAAATAATGGAGCAAGGAATTCCTGTTACAATTAAGCCAAAGGCAAACGGTGCTCTTAAGTTTAAAGACGGAGGACAGGAAGTCTTTGTTACAAAACCAATAACAATAAGAAACCCTGGAGGAGATGCAGTTGAAGGTTCTTTTGAAAGAGTTTTTGATGAGTTTATGCGAAACTACTTTACTCAGGCATTTTTAAGATCTAGCGGCTTGCTGGCATATCTAAACAAACCTGTAGCATATAAGAAAAATATTTTGGCGGGATCAAGAATGGGTAGATCCAAGGGTATTGATACTGGATACAAGTGGATTATTAATGCAAATGTTAAGGTAGAATAAAACCATGGTATATGATATAAAACTAACAGCATTTCCACCAACATTTGTTAACCAATATGTGGTTGAGCAGTTAAAACTTTTTGGTATTTTAAGTGGTGCAGAGCAAATGGTCCCCGTGTTCCCAACAAGCCCAACAAATATCGAAGATGTATTTAAAAACTATATTGGAGCACCAGGGGTATCAGACCCAATTCTTATTCAATATGAAAGATTAATCAGATTTAGACCAAGCCCATTTTATAGAAACAAAAGAGAACAACTGGTTTATTATTTGTATTGCACAGACCTTTCTAAAATAAACAACTCTCACAGGATTATCACAGATGCCCTTGATCGTGAAGACTCTGCAGGGCAAGACGTAAACGCTTTTTGCTCAACGGAGGCAACTGAGGAACTACCATTTAATGTGTATTTCCATAGTTTTAGGGTTTATCAAGTAGATGAAACTAGAGACCTACTAGACTTGGCCTCAGCAAGAACGGTATATGCAAATAAACTTATTATTGAATATGACTATCATACAAAAGACATCATAGTTCCAGGTCCAGATGGCAATCCCGTTCAAATATATGATTAAAAATGCTGTTATACTTATTTTGAGGAAACACCCCAACAACTTAATATAGATTCTATTGAAAGTAGAGGTGAAATAATATGGCATACACTCGTGGTACGTCTACTAACATTATTGTTGGTGCTGCAGCGCTTTTCGTCGCAGACACAACACTAACTGCTGGAACCCTACCTGCTTATCTATCTTCAGAGTCATACAGAGAAACAATCGCTGATGACAATGATTTTACTAACGTAGGTTATACAATGAACGGCCTTGAATTGCAGTTCCAACCAGACTTCGGTGAAGTACAGGTTGACCAACTTCTTGACGTTGCTAAGTTGTACAAGCAAGGAATGCAAGTGAATATGGCAACTGCTTTTGCTGAAGCCACACTTGAGAACTTGCTTCTTGCACTTGCTTACAACTCTGATCAGTTGTCAGGCACAAAGTCTTCATCTAACGGACAGGCACTTGACCTATCCGCAGGCGATATTGGCGAATGTCCAGTAGAGCGTGGAATTATTGCTGTAGGTCCAGGTACAGGTGACTGTGCGGACTCAGCATACGTAGAGCGTGTTTACAGCGCATACCGTGCACTCTCAATTGAGAATGTAACAGTATCTGCAAAGCGTGATGAGGCTTCAATGTTTGAAGTTTCATTCCGTCTCCTACCAGAGGACACATCTGGTTCATACGGTAAGATCGTAGATCGTACCTGGACACCAGCAACATAATCTAGTTTTAGATTAATAACAGGCCCATCCCTTCGGGGGTGGGCTTTGTTCTTTCTATGATAGAATAGATAGAATGGCTACAGAGATATATAAAAGGGGTAGCATTTTTTTAGTTGACGGAACAGAATTAGAAATATCTCCCCTTAAGATTAAATACTTGCGTCAATTTATGATAGCCTTTGCAGATATGTCAGATGCAAAGGATGATGATGATGCTATTGGCGTACTAACAAAGTGTGCACAAGTTTGCATGAAACAATATTATCCACAAATCTCAAAAAGTATAGAAGATATTGAGGACCACATAAACCTTCCAACTATATATGAAGTTGTAGAACTTGCTGCTGGTATTAAAATAAACAAAAAATCAGAAGAGCCAGTAAAACAACAAGCAGAAAAAAGTGGTTCTACCTGGGATGATTTAGACTTGGCAGCGTTAGAGTCAGAGGTATTTTTGCTGGGTATATGGAAAGACTATGAAGAATTAGAAACTAACTTATCTATGCCAGAATTAATGGCTACATTAGAAAGTAAAAGAGACTTAGATTATCAAGAAAAAAAGTTTTTAGCAGCCATCCAAGGTGTTGATTTAGATAAAAATAGTGGAGCAGAAAAAGGTCAAAAGGAGTGGGAAGACATGAAGGCAAGGGTCTTTAGCGGCGGTACTACTTCTGATAGTAACGACGTTCTTTCACTGCAAGGACAAAATGCTAAAAAAGCAGGATTTGGTATTGGAATGGGTCTTGATTATAGCGATGAAAGAGATCCAGCACTTATGAAAAAATAGCCTATTTGTGCTATAATTGACGTAAACCTAAACAGGAGGAAAAAATGGCAACAACGCTACACGAGGGTACAGAACTAACTCTTATGGACGGATCAACAATCACAGTGAGACCACTAAAAATCTCATTGCTTCGTCCATTTTTGAAGAAGTTTGAGGGCATTGCAGAGGTGGCAGAAGATAACGATAAGTCTACAACTATTCTTATCGAATGCGTACAGATTGCTATGAAGCAGTACAAGCCAGAACTTGCAGAAGATCTAGCAAAACTAGAAGATGTTTTAGATCTTCCAACAGTTTATCAAATTATTGAGGCTGCTTCAGGAATTAAATTGCAAGATGCAAATGCTTTGTTAAACACAGTTCTTGCAAATAACTAAATAAAAGAGGTATTGTAGATGAGTGATGTTAATGCCAATATTGGGGTACAAATTGATACCTCTGCGGCATTAGCACAACTCAAAAATTTACAACGTCAGATAGCAACCTTTCATTCACAAATTTCTAAGTCCAGTGCTACTGCAGCAATGGCTCAAAAAAATCTACAAACAAACCTACTTAATGCTATAAATGCAACTGGAAAATTCCATGCACAAATGGGTGTTGTCAGAACATCCACTGAGTCATTTACTGATGCATTAGAAAAAAATAAACTCTCAATGAGAGAGTACTTCCGTTTTGCTGGAGGTGCGTCTAAATCATTTGGAAAGTTATTTAAACAAGAGTTTGACACAATAGGCAAGGTTGCTGAAGATCGTGTCAAGAAAATGCAGACTCAGTATATTAAGATGGGTCGTGACGCATCTGGTGCAATGAAGGCAATGTCCATTACACCAAACACTCTAAATATGAAAGACTATGGCACACAAACAGCCCTAGCAGCACAAAAACAAGCACTCTTTAATCAGTTAGTTAAACAAGGATCTACAAATCTTTTAAACTTTGGTAAAAATACTCAGTGGGCTGGTCGCCAGTTAATGGTTGGCTTTACTGTTCCACTTATGTACCTGGGCACAGTTGCTGCTAAAACTTTTATGGATCTTGAGCAGCAGGCTCTTAAGTTTAAGCGTGTTTATGGAGACATGTTTACAACAAACGAACAAACAAACAAAGCACTTAAAGATGTTGAACTACTAGCAAAAGAGTTTACAAAATATGGTGTCGCAGTTAGCAAGACAATGGAAATGGCTGCCTCTGCTGCGGCAATGGGTAAAACTGGAGCAGATCTTACTGCTCAAGTTGCACAGGCAACAAGGCTTGCAGTTCTTGGTAATGTTGAGCAAGAGCAAGCACTTGAAACAACAATTTCTTTAACAAGCGCATTTGGTATTGCTGCTGAAGACCTTGCAAAGAAAATTGACTTTCTTAACTCTGTAGAAAACCAAACAATTGTATCTATTGAAGATTTAACAATTGCGGTTCCAAAGGCTGGACCAGTTGTTAAGCAACTTGGTGGAGACGTAGAAGACCTAGCATTCTTCCTAACAGCAATGAAGGAAGGTGGCATTAATGCATCAGAAGGTGCTAACGCACTCAAGTCTGGTCTTGCATCTTTAATTAATCCTAGTAAAAAAGCAGCAGCAATGCTTAACGACTATGGTGTTAACATCAAGGCAATTGTTGAGGGTAATCAAGGAGACATTAAAAATACTGTTATTGAATTTGCACAAGCACTAGATACCTTGGCACCACTTGATCGATCAAGATCAATTGAGCAACTGTTTGGCAAGTTCCAGTTTGCACGTCTATCAACACTGTTTCAAAATATAACAAAAGAAGGAACCCAGGCAAACAAAGTTTTAGAACTTTCTAAGATGGAAGTAGAAGAACTTGCAATCCTTTCTGAAAGAGAATTAAAAACAATAGAAAATGCTGTTGGCACTAATTTTAAAGCAGCAGTTGAAAGTCTTAAATTAACAATTGCTCCAATTGGTAAAACATTTTTAGAAGCAGTAACTCCAATCGTAAAAGCACTTGCTGGCCTGCTTGAAAACTTTAATAACCTTGGAGACGGAACAAAAAAGTTTATAGTCGTTGCTTCTACTCTTGTTGGTATTATTGGCCCAACTCTTCTGATGACATTTGGTTTGCTTGCAAACGGAGCAGCAAATATTGTCAAACTGTTCCTTGCAATGCGTACTGGATTTTTAAAACTTGGTGGAAATACAAAAATTCTTGGAGAAAGCACTCAATACCTAAATAGCGAACAACTTGAAGCAGCAACTGTTGCGGCATCATTAAATCAAGCGCACACCAGACTAACTCAAACATTTGTACTAGAAACATCTGCAGTAAACGCACTTAGAAATGCATATTTAGATGCAACACTAGCAGCGACTAATTTTGCCAGAGCAAATCCAGGCATGATGATGCCAGGTGCTAAAGGTAAAACCCCTAAGAAGTTTGCAAAAGGAACAGCCTATGTTCCAGGTACGGGAAACAAAGACACAGTAGCATCTATGCTTACTCCTGGAGAAGCAGTCATTCCAGCACCTATTGCACAAGATCCTCAGTTCCAACCAATCATTGATGCAATGGTTAGCGGAAAACTTCAGGGATTTAATCTCGGTACTGGCTCGGTTAGCCAAGCAGGTAAAAAACAAAGTTCAAAGCCAATGTCTTCAAGAGATGCTTTTGCACATGTTGGAAAAGCAGTATCAGTTGGAGCAGAAGATTATATAAAACAGTCTTCTGGGCTAAGTGAATATGACAAAGCAAGAATTAGAGCAGTAGATGGAATAGAAAGAGCCGCTGGAAAGTCAGGACTTGTTACCGACTACAGAGGACTAGGGTTTTCTTTTAGTCAAGAATTAAATACTCAACTTGCTAAAAAGAATGGTGTGCCACTTGATGTCTTTGAAAAAGAATGGCTTGCCCAAGGCCCAGACAAATGGGATGCAACTAAAGATAGAAAACTAGTAAAAAATCTTTATGGTCCAGATAACTCTGTTATTGATGATTCAATGCTTAAAAAGATTAAGGAAGAGGCCGCTAAGTCGGGCGGAAAAGTAACAGATGATTTAATTAAAAAATCTTTTCAGGATTTGCCAGCAGGTGTAAAAGCAACAAAAACATATCAAGCAATGGATACAGCATTCCAAGCCAGATCACAATACGGTGTTGGAAAAGGAATGTCTCACAATCCAAGAACAATGGAAAAGAAGTTTAAAGCAGCAATTGCTGCAGGAACAATTGCCAATGCTCCAGTTATTATAGTAGATGGAGATGCAACAACTTACAACGGTAAAACAAATCCATTAGGCAAAGACGGAAATCCTCAAAAACTTTCTGCTCTTTTAGGAAGTCCAGGATTTGAACTGCCTGCAAAATCACACGTTATTGTAGAAAGAACAGACTCTAGAGGAAAGAAAAAATCTGGATCAATCTTTGCTTATGATCCAAAATTCTCTGACCCAATATTTATTTCTAAGGGTGCAAGTACAACTAGAGCAAATGTTGGAAGAAACCCTAACTTAATCTCAAAGGAACAAATCAAGGAAGTTAAGCAGAGACTAAGTGCAAGATCTCTAGAAGAAATGAAAAGAATTGATGCAGATGTAAAGTCTAGCAGCATGGCAAAGGTTAAGCCTACAGACTTTGGAAAGCAAATTGCACCTACGGCTGGATACAGTTTCCCAGTTTCTGGAATTGGCGGAGTATACGAAAAAGACGGTAAAAAAGTATTTGTTAAGCCAATGATTGATGAAAGATCAGCAAAAGCAGAACTACGTGCAAATAGAATTGCTAGAGAAGCACATGGTCTAGATACACCTGAGCAAGTCATGAAGGTTATGGCAGATCCAAACAATAAAAAGAGAAAAATTATTGTTTTAGAATCTGCTTTTGATCCAAGATTTGCAGAATCAAATATGACTGGAAAGTTTACAAAAGATCAATACTTTAGACAGTTGACAGCATCATTGCTGCGTGGAGATAAAGACTTAAAACGAGGAAACCTCTCTGGAAATATATTGACAGATCCAGGAGCAGCGGGAGTATTTGATAGGGCTTCTGGAAGAAGAGATTATTCTACTGGAATGAAATCAATGCTTGGACAAGCAGAAATTAACCTGCTTGGAGTAAAGGGTGGAGCAAGTAAAGATTTTGCTAAGGCAACGGTAGATATTCCAAAGGGCATGACCGCAGATCAGTACCATAGATCAATGATTGCTGAAATAGATAGAGTTCTTCCAAAATTAAAAAATGTTGTAAATAGTTTTGCCCTAACAGATCCAGTTGAAAAGGCAGTCTACAAAGATATGATTGCAAGACTTGAAAAGGGTAAGTTAACAGACTGGCGTGGTATTCATAAGATGCACTCATCTGTACTAGTTACAAAAGATGAAATGCTTGAAGATGAAAAAACTAAAAAGATATCTGCAATCAAGAAGAAAAAGAAAACAAGGGCTGTTGAGTCAATAGTTCCAAATAGAAAAGATCAATATTTAGCCTCTGTTCCAAAAGGTAAGTCAGTTGTTCAAAAACCACTTAGAGTTATTGGTAGAGCAGATGCTCCATTAAGTCAACAGGATCAGATTAGACAAAGAGCAGCACAAGAAGGAGTTAGTTTATCAACTGCAAGAAGAAGACTTGTTTCTGAGGGTCAACTAATTGAAGGAATAAAAAAACAATCAGAGGCTTTAGAAAAATCAACAGTTGCTGCAAATGAAAATACAAAAGCATCAAAACTGTCAAAAGAAAGCCTTAGATCTTTTGGAGCAAAAGCAAATATTGGTGTTGGAGCAGTTAGTGGTTTAACTATAGCGGCTTCATTTGCTGGTGGCAAAATTGGAGAAATGGCACAAAAGATTATGCCGTTTGTCTTTGGTTTGCAGGGTATATTGATGTTACTTCCATTGCTTATGAATCCACTTATCGGATTACCGCTTGCAATTGGTGCAGTAGTTGCTGGTATTTGGTTATTTAATAAAAAACAAAATGATGCTATTAAAGCAGAAGCAAGACTTGTAGATGAAGTATTTGCAACAACAAAGAAGATGCAACAGGTCGGAGAAATATCTGGCAAGGTTGGCGCATCACAACTTGCAGCACGTAAGCGAGAGTCAGCAGGTGGAGACTTTTCTTTTGAGCGCAAGGGTATTAAGTTTGGAAGTGCATTCTTACAAAGTGAAGTGGGACAGTCAGACATCGCAGCATTTGAAGCAAGATTTAAAGCAATGCCAGATATTGCTATGAAAGAATTTTCTCTTAAGTTGGCAAGTTATGTATCTGATGGTGTTATAGATGCAGCACAGGCTGCAAGCATTGCAGACCAGGTAGGAATTCAATTTCAGGATAAAGTTCTTGGAATAAAAATTCAGGGACAATTACAAGGATTGTTGACATCAGACGGCAAAGATATAACTCAAGAACCATTTGAAATTAGAATTAAAATTGCAGAAGAAACAGTATCTCAATTTGATAACTTAGTTCCAAACCTTCAAAAACAACTTGGATTGGCAGAAAAGGATGCAAATGCTTTAGGAGATAAACTTTCATTAGCAATGAATCTACCTATATCAGATCCTTTACGAGATAAGCAAATTGCTGCAGCAGAAACTTTATTTAGAGATTCTGAAAAAAGAGTTGCTATTATTAAAAATTCTATTAAACAAAATTCTGCTTTTGCTGCAGGAATGTCAAGTCAAGCATACGAAGCAATTCAAGCACAAATTGACGGTATAGATATTACTACATCAAAGACTCTTGATAAACTAAAAGCAGATAAAGCAGCAACAAAAGATTTAGAAAAACAAGCCTTAATTCAAAAACAAATTGATTCTATCGAATTAAAAAGAACTGCTTCACTCAGCAAACTTAGAGCAATGAATGACAGAGTTACAAGAGGCATTGAGCAACAACTTAAACTATCTTCATCTGGAGAAAAGCAGGCATTCTTTACTGGAAGCGCAGAAGCAGTTCGATCTAGATTTAAGGGTACAAGGCAAGAGAGCGACGCAAACCTATTGCTTGCTAAGACAGCACAAATGGGTCAGTCTGTAGTAAGGGCAAAGATAGAAGCAGTAGTTTCTTCTGGACAGTTTGGCCCAGGACAAGCATCAGGTTTTATTAATTTATTTGGTAATGATCAAGCAGCATTAAATAAAACACTTAATACATTTTTAAATGTTCAAGGAATAGATGACTTAAATAAACTACAGTCTATTCTTGGAACTTTTGAAGATCAAAAGTTGGCTAAAGATATCATGGTTAATATGTCTGGCCTTTCTGATTCAGAATTCCAAGCACAATATTCAACTCTTGAATTATTAATGCAAATGGATAATGAAGAAATAAATGTTGAGTTAGTATTAAAAGATCCAGGTGCTCTTGCAAAAATAACAAGTATTAATACAGCAATCGAAAATATTCCAGATGTAACACAAAAGTCAGTAGAACTTGTCTTGACTGAAAAGGGATTTAGTGCTGGTGGACTTGAAGAAATTTCTGCTAACTGGGAATACTTTGAAGGACTTCCATCAAATTTAAGAAAAACAGCACTTCAAACATTTACTACTCTACATGCAACAATCTTTGCAAATAAAGAATCTAAAATGGAATGGGCTAGAAATTATGCTGAAACCATGACTCCTAACCTAAGAAAACAAAATCGTGAAGAAGCGGTAACTAGAGTACTTACAACTATAATTGATGTTAAAACTGGAGAGTTTACTGCAAAGGGAGATAAGGCTATTGCAGCAGATGTTCTTGCTCAAACAAAAGATATTATTTGAATTCAAGCAATGATTGATAAAATGCTTAATCCTAAAGGCAGCGGCAGCGGCGAAAAGGGTACAAGAAATACATTTCTTGATAGTGTTCTAGATAGACTAAGAAGAACAAGAGATGCAAGTGTTGACACCACAAAAGGGCTAAGCGAACTTAGAAGAGTTCTTAAAGACTCTGGAGGAGACATAAAAGTATTTGATGGTTTAGATCAACAACTTTCAAAACTAAAAGCACCACAAGAATTTATTGACTTTGTTGCTAGTTTAGATCCAAAGGGTAAAAAGGGTGCAATCGATTCATTGGCAACATACCTTGATGCAGAAAAATTAAAAAAGGGTATTGTTGAATTAACTAAAGATGGAAGAATACTCCTAGATGTATTTAGAGAAGGAGCAATTGGAGAGTTTGAAAGTGATTTAAGAAAAGCAACCAATGGTTTGATTGCACAAAAAACACAGTTTATCTTTCTTAATACAATAGTAAAAGACAACGTAAAGTCTGCAGAGATGCTTGCAGATGCAAATTTTGCCTTAGCCCTAAGTTCAGCAAAAACAACCACAGAGGTTAAGAGGCTTGTTGATGCATTTAATGCTCAGAAAGCAGCACAAGAAGACTTGGCAATGACACAAGACCCTCTAAAATCATTGCAAGATAAATTCTCTGAGGTAGAAGATAGAATAAACAAATTCTTTTCATTAGCAAATGAAGCAATAGAGGGTAGATTTGCTAGAAGAATACTTGCTGGAGAAAGAGCAGTAGATGCTGCTCAAAAGCAAGTTGAAAAAGCACAGAAAGAAATAACAAGGATTCAAGACCATATTGACGGCATTCAGTCAAAAATTGATGACAAACAAAGAGAAATTGAAATGTCAATTACTCGTCCAATTGAGGCTTTCCAAGAAACAATCTCTGGTATTGAAAATACAATTAATACTCAGTTCGATAAACCTATTGCTATATTACAAGAAGAATCTTCAGACCTTGCAAATGATTTGACATTGCTTGACAAAGCAGCAGATGCAATTAACAAAAAATATGATGCACAAGAAGAAGCATTAAATAAAATTGCTGAAATTAATAAAGATTTAATTGGACAAGAAAAGCAAAGAATTTCACTTGCTGATACATTGACCTCTGGAGATATTTCTGCAGCAGCACAGGCTGTTCAGGACATGCGCCAAGCAAGAGCAGAAGCAGCATCTGTTTCAAACATGGACATGCTCAAGGCAGCAAGAGAATCAGAACTTGATAAGCAAAGAACTGCTGCTGGTCTTACAAGACTACAAATTGAAGAGCGACAATTTGCAATAAGCCAAAGCATATTCCAACTTGAAGAAGGCCGTGAAGTCCTTGAGCAAAGAATTGCAAATATTAAAGAACTTTCTATTCTTCCACTTGAAAGAGAAAGAGAAAAACTTTCAAAACTTATTCGTGGATACGAAGATGAAATTTATAACATTACAAACGGTATTGGTGTTTCTGAAACATTAAATCTAAAACTTGCTAATGAAAAACTTGATGCTGCAATTAAAACTCTTGATACTAAGAAGGCAGAACTACTTGCTATAGAAGAAGAAAGACAAAAAGAATTAGATCACCTTGATGACTTAAAGTTACAATGGATAGAGGTTAAGGGCGGTATTGCAGAGGCAGAACTTCAAACTATTAGTTTACAGGCAGAAATTGCAAAAGCAATAGAACTAGCAAAACAACTTGCAGCATTGTTTGCTTCAATGAAAGTTCCTGGCGGTGGAGTTACAGTTCCTTTTGTTGCAGATCCAAAAGCATCTCCTGAAGCAAACCAAGAAGCAAAAGATGCAGCAGACGCAGCAGCAGACGCACTAGCAGAGTCAAACGCAGCAGCAGATGAAGCAACAGCAGCAGCGTTAGCAGCAGCAGATGCAGTATCAGCCCTATCAGTAGAAGCAGATGCAATATTAAAAGCAACAAATAGCATTGCCAGAGTTGCAATTGTAAAAGCAACAAACATAAATAGTTTAAATAAAGCAGTTGCTCTTGCACAAGATACCCTGTCTCCAGAATCTATAGCAATAAATATGGCAAGAGCAATAACAGGTTCAGAATCTATGACAAAAGCAGTAGGTGGAACAGCAGCAGCACTTTCAGCAGCACGATATACTGGCCAAGCATTAAGATATGCTCAAATGGAAAAAGAAAAAGCAGATAAACAAGCCGTAGCAGATTTAGGGTCAGCAGGCGTAGGCTTACGAACAGGTGATACCTTTATGCAATTTATGGCAGGTGGCGGAATGGTTATGCCTAAATATTTTGCTGCTGGAGGCTATTCTCGTGGTACAGACACAGTACCAGCAATGCTGTCTCCAGGAGAGTTTATAATGAGTAAATATGCTGTTAACTCTTATGGTCTTGATAAGATGAAGGCTATGAACAGTGGAACATACAAAGGCGAGAAGGTGTATAATTATAACCTAAGTGTTAATGTTAAGTCTGATGCAAATCCAGATGATATTGCAAGGGTAGTAATGACACAAATTAAACAAATTGATTCACAAAGAGTTAGAGGACAAAGAGCATAATGGCTACAAGTGCCTATATTACTGGTAGACGCAGGTATCAGAGACCACAGGCTGTCCTATGGTCAGATAACCCTGGAACCCTCTCTAATGGCCTGTACGTGCCCAATGGCTTTGAAGTAGGGGCAGATGTACCAGTAGAAACAGACCCAAACCTTATAGATCAATTTTTAATATTATCAGACGATAATCGTGGCGCAATTGATATTAATCAAGAAAGACTTGAACAAAGACAAAGAACAATTAATGGACGTATGCGTTCATATCATATAGCAGATAAATTAAGTTTTAGTTGGTCGTGGAATTTATTACCATCCCGTGCATTTTTTCAAAATGCTGAATTTAATACAACAACTGGTAAGTCTCCATACCAAAATATTACGCAAGAATTTACATCAGATGGCGGTGCTGGAGGAGTAGAAATATTAGACTGGTATCAAAACCATAAAGGACCATTCTGGATGTACCTAGCATATGACAAGTATTCTAATTTTGGTGATGACAATGCAGCATTTGGACACCTTGCACAATATAATCAAATCGTTCAGGTGTATTTTGCAGACTTTAATTATTCTATAGTAAAGCGTGGTGGAAATAACTTTGACTTCTGGAATATTTCGGTAACACTGGAAGAGGTCTAGAATGTTTGTTAGTGAAGCATTAAAGACACACCTAGAAACATCTGCAACAATTAGACTTCAGTCATTAGTATTGGCTGAATGGAATATGAATATGCCAGACAATGTTCAAAAGGTTGGAAATTATAGATACCGTCCAACAACTGTAGACTCTCCATACTTTACATTGCCCATAAGTTTTGACCCACTAGACATTGGAAACTACTATACTGGTGCAACAGATGCAGACATAATTGTAGATGGTGGGTTTACAAACAATAATACACCACAACAGTTTACATTGCAAAAAGATAAAATGAAAATGCTTTATTCTTTAGAAGATTGTATTAAACCATTTAGACCCAGATCTGGAATTAATAAACCACTTTATTTTGCTAACAGATATTTGCCAAATTCTGGTGCTGATATTGCAGAAAGACCAAGATACTACATGCCATCTAGATATGATGAGTTTAGATACTGGACATCATATAGAACAGAAGGTAATTTTGAGCGGGGTATTGCAAAGAACATTCTTAATGGTCTTAATTATATAGATGACTCTGTACCATTTGTAGTATATAAAAATCAAGTACCAGCAAATAGACTTATTGTAAAAATGCAAACAGGGGTAGGCTCAGTTGATCTTGGGCCCTTTGCAACTAGCACTGGTCCAATAGATGATCCTTTATTTGGAGATGCAAATAAAACAACTCCATCAAGATGGAGAATTCAATACCTAAGTGATAACAATTGGGTAGATGCTTATTCATTTACCGAAACCGACACCAGAGCAGATGGCTCTGCAATCATAGGCCCAGACGGATACCTTGAGTTGCAGTATGGGCTTGTTATTCCAGAACAATATAGGGATATTTTTGTATATGCAGAAACTCTTTCATCAATAACCCTAAGACCAGATGCCGCACCTGTTGGTTATGCATATCTAGTAATACCTAGCACTGGAGATAAGGGAACTTTTTATATTTATACTGGAACTGGAGAAGATGATGGATATGACTCGTTTATTCCAGAGTACGACTGGATTCTTGGAACAGAGACCATAACAAATCAAACAAACTTTGTAACAGATTTAACATCCCCAGAAGAATTTACAGATGATACAAGTGGTCAAACAGTGTATAGAGAGTTTTCTTATTTGCAGGGTATAAGAGTTGTAGTAGAACTTATGAACAAGTTTGATTCTACTTTTGACCTAATAGAGATGTCTCCAAGATTAGTTGTAGATGTTTCAGATAAAACTATCGACTTTAATATTACAAAAACTTTGTCAGATATTGGAGTAACATCTTTGCCAGTTGGACAACTTTTAGCATCTACTGGAAGCATATCTTTGTTTGATGATGATCAAGCATTTAACCAGTATAACGAAAACAGCATTATTGCAGACTATGTTAGAAAAAACATTAAGTTTAATTTTCATGAAGTTGTTATAGATGTAGATGGATTTGATTATTATGTTCCAATTAAAACTTTGTATTCTGAGGGTATGCCACAGGCAGATGTGACAAGTGGAACTCTATCTCTTAACCTTAGAGATTTTTACTTCTTCCTAGAGTCTATGCCTGCCCCAAGACTACTAATGACAGAAACATCTTTGAGCATGGCAATAGTCACACTACTTGACTATATTGGCTTTAGCAACTATTCTTTTAGAAGATTAGATACAGAATCAGATCCGATTATTCCATACTTCTTTGTTGCACCAGACCAGAATGTAGCAGAGGTTTTAAATCAGTTGGCCATAGCAACACAAAGTGCAATGTTCTTTGATGAGTTTAATAACTTTATTGTTATGAGCAAAAACTATCTAATGCCAGAAACAGATGAAAGACCAACAGACTTTGTTTTGTCTGGAAGCAATAATCAGACAGACTCTGGAGTTATTGAAAATGCAACATCTGGCAACTTGCCTAATATTATTTCAATAGCATCGGAAGACAAAAAAGTTTATAATGGTGGAAACATTTCTTATACTGCAAGATACATACAAAGATCTTATGGTAGCATTAGACAAGCAAGCATGGTTGACAAAGATAAGACTTGGATATATAAACCAGCCCTTTTGTGGGAAGTCTCAGGAACTGACAATACAAAGACAATTAATGAGTTAGCATCAAAACAAGGCAAGTATGTTCTTGGAGCAATGCCTCTAAACTCAGACTTATCTGCTTCTGTTCCTGTAGTTCAAAACGGTATAGTGGTAAATAACATCCTTGACCTAGGAGAAAACGTATACTGGTTAACAAGATATCAAGGGTACTTTTATTCCAGTGGAGAAGTCATAAGATACGATGCAGTTGAGTTTAATATTACTGGAACTGGCAATGTCTTTATTAGCAACAACCAGGAATATCAAAAGTATTTTTCTTCCATACCTTTTAATGGAAAAATATATCCAACAGGATCTGTAAGAATATTTTCTACACCATTTTATGAAACAATAGACGGCATAGATAGACTACAGCCAGGTGCAGTTTATGAGCACGGCAGAGGTCAGTTTGGAACACCAATCGTAAGCCACTCTGCTGGAATAAATTCTTATTGGTCAGACAATACCTATGTTCGTGGGTGCAATATGCAAACTCAGTATCTTTTTACTACAACCTTAGATCAAAACTTATCAGTTCCTGCAACTACTCTTGGTGCAGCAGGAATTAATAATACTCTTGCACGTCAAACAACAAGAAATGGAGTTATTAAAAACTTCATGTCAACTAGTTATTTAACAGAAACAGATGTAAATAGTTTAAAATCTACACAAAGCGGAACAATTCAGTCTTCTGCCTTAGTTATGAACGGTCCATCTTTTAAAACAACAGAAACACCAATTAACTTTGTTTCTTATCAGTATAAACAACTTGATAATGCCTACAGAAGTTTTGGTGCAAGAATGCGAATTATTGGTAAAATAGAAAACAATGAAAACCGTGGACAAACTCCAATCGGAAGCATTTCTTATTATCAGGTAAATGGTTCACAAACAAATCAAAATGTTAGCATAGGTGGTGGTTCAGGAGGTTTAGCAATCATGCTTAATCCTGAAACCAATAATGGATATTACTTTGAAATTGTTGCTTTAACAGAAACCAATGTAGAGCAATACTTAAAACTTGATAAAACAGGACAGGCTTCCGTAAACGTAAACAACGTTGTGTTTTATAAGGTTAAAAAAGATGCCTCAAGCAATGAGGCTATTCCAGTTAAACTTTGGGGCGGACTAACGAGTATTATTGTTGATGATGGAAGATTTACTGGACAGTACAGAATGTCTGGAGAAGACAAGCCCACCGTATATGATTTATCTGTAGAGTATGAAAATATTGGAACTAGCCGTAGATTCTTTTTATATATAAACAACAAGTTAATTAAAATTGTAGATGACACAGATCCTCTTCCAGTCTATAACAGCATGGCACCTTTTGTTCGTGGTTCCTCCAGGGTAATGTTTGAAAACCTTTACGCCCTAACCAATAACTATTCGCAAAACACTGTATCTGTTGTAGGCGAAACGCTGTCTGATGTATTTGGAGATACAGAAATTGATGCAAATGAATCATTTAGAAAGTATGCAGTAAGTGGATTAATTCAAGGAACCTATTTATCTGGAATTAGTTCAGAGCAGCCACCAAAATATAATATGTATTTTGAGGAATTTGGATCTATTATGCGAGAGTGTGCATATTTTGATATTAAATATGATCGTGCTTACCCAGCACTTTATGCACAACTTTCTCCAACATTTAACAGAATTAAAGGGTATACCGTTTCTGGTTTTCAGGCAGACTCGTATGGAGCAGAATTTTTAATTTTTAATGCTACAGATACTGCATTAAATCTTGATGAAACAACTGGCAACTATCTAAGAATTCAGGGTATTACATTTACACAAGACACTACGTATCAATTAACTGTTGATGAATACTTTAAGAAGGTAGGAAACCTATCTGATCCACAATTGCAAGGTAGTTCATTAATTGTGTCTCCACTAGTTCAAAAAGCCAAATATGATGAGATTAAATTAAGTAGGCTTATATATGGTAAAAACGATTTTGCCATTGAAAGCCCATACATTCAAACACAAGATGATGCTGATGAACTAATGGGATGGATTATTAATAAAGTCATGAATCCCAAAAAATCTATTGGACTACAACTTTTTTCAATACCAACTCTTCAATTAGGAGATATTGTAACAATTGACTATCAAGATTCTAACAGTCTAGACCTAGTTGCAGAACCTTCTGATAGGTTTGTTGTGTATAATATTGCATATCAAAGAAGTCTTTCAGGGCCTTCTATGACCGTTTACTTGAGTGAGGTATAAAATGAGTTCAACAAATCCAGTATCTGCAACCCCACTAACACCAAGCACACTGGGGCTGTCAGTATCAAGGAACAACGTTAACCCAGTATTGACTGCACCAATAGACACAATTCTTTTTAATGATGACAATGTTCCTATTGAAATCATGACGGATCTAATATTTGAAAATATTGGAGGGCAAGAATTAATTAATATTGCTAGAAATGATACAGTCAATGGACAAACAATCATATATCAGCCTATTAAGAATTTAACACAGATACAGCAACAGTATAATCCTAATAATATAGTTAGTCTTCAGGCTACCTCAGATAAATACTTTCAAAACTTTTCTATTAAACTTGATGATAAGGTTCCAAACAATCCTACGGGTCCATCTGGAGAACATGTTTATATAGATCCAGAAACTGGGGAGTTGGTTGTTGAGGCCGTAAACCTAGAGCCAGATGAGCAGATAGAGATAGAAATTACCATAAGTGGTACAATATATGAGGCGGTAATTTAAATGATAACTGATATTGGAAAATCTATAATTGGTAAGTATTTGCTTGGTCAAGCACCAGCATATGCTTCGTACATTGCTGTAGGCTGTGGAGCACAGCCATTAGCCACATCTGATCCATATGGTAACTATGACCTAAAAGAAAATCTTGACTTTGAAATGTTTCGTGTACCAATCTCTTCCAGAGGCTTTGTAAATGATGGCGGTACAGAAAAGTTAGTCCTAACTGCAGAACTACCAACAGAAGAAAGATATGAAATAACCGAAATTGGTCTATACTCAGCAGGATCCAACCCGTCTGCTGGAGCATATGACAGCAAAACAGTTTTTGCTTTTACTCAAGGAGAAAACTGGCAGCACCACACAGCAGTAGCAGCAACATCTATTCCTACTATTACAGAGCCACTTGATGACCCTCTTGATGATAACGTAATCGCAACAACAGATCCAGTATTTCAAACAAATGCAGATAACTCTATATTTTATAAAGCACCAAGACCTGAAAGATATGAACGTGCAAGATTTTTAAATAATGTTATTTTAATACAAGGTGATGATTCAGATCTAACCATTGACCCTTCAACTGGAGGTGCTGCTGGACACTTTATTGTTGAGCCAGGATCAAATCATATTCACTTGCTTAGCCCAGATGTAGACTTTAATAAAAACTCTCCAATTGATGAACTTAGACTTGCATTTTCTATTATCAGCAAAGATGGAGATTCTTCTGCTGTTCCAGATACAGTAAGAATTCTTGTAGATTTTGCAGAAACAGATGCGGCAAATACTGGAGAATTTGCAAGATTTGAGATTGAATTAGAAAATGGAAACGGTACTGGAGCAACATATGATTTTGAAACTAACAGATACTATGTAGCCTCTACTCAACTGCAAGAGTTGTATCAGACACAAGGATTTACCTGGAATGCAGTAACTAGTGTAAAAATATATGCATGTGCAATAGTTTCAGATGTTCCATCTGGAGACTACTATATTGCACTAGATGCTCTTAGATTAGAAAATATTGCAACAACAAATCCACTTTATGGTTTAACGGGGTACTCTGTTGTTAAAAATACAGATGCAGAAACAATTATTAAGTCACCCAATACTAGCAATTATATTGAATTTAGATTTTCTGTAGGTGTAACATAATGTCTGATCAAACAATTAAGAAGTTTAAAACTCCTGCTAATGATCTGCCACCAGTTAATAGCATTACTGAAGGCTATTCTTTAAGATACAGAATTGTGTCGTCAGATAAAAACCGTACATCTCATTGGTCTCCAGTGTATTTAATTCTTCCAGATCAAACATTCGTACCTGGAACTATTGAATTTAATAAGGCAGGAAGCATTGCTAGTTTGGTTTGGGACTCAGTAACAATTACAAAAATAGAAGATGCTGTAACCTACACAATTGGTAAGGCTGCAGAATATGATGTTTGGGTAAGATGGGATAGAGGCGGCGGTAATGGAGATTGGTTGTATAAAGAAAGATTACTAACTACATCTCTTTCTATTCCAATACCTTCAGAATATACTGTAGGTGGAGTAGTTCAACCTTCTGCACCAAATAGACTTAGCGTTGAAATATATTTAACTGGCTCACCTATTGCAAGAGCAGATGGTGCTGCTGGAACACCGTTTTTAAAAGTTTACAGATTACTCAACGAGACTGTTTAATGATATAATGGAGAGATAATGGCTAAAGTACCGCTACCAGAACGAGGACAAC